AGTTTAGCGCATGGGTTACACGTCAGCGCGGTGGCGTCATCAAGGATGACAAGTATTGGCAGCGTGTCTTGAGATACGTCAAGGCAATCTTTGATAGGTACATCAAAGGTATGCCAATCGACAATGACCTCGAACCGATGTTCGCAAAAATTCTACCAGACGGTGAAAACACCAAGTTTATGACCGCTCGTGCAGAATTGGAAGGTAATAAGGAGGGACAGGTTTATGCTTCTCGTTATGATCAGATTGCATCCATTGAGAAATCTTTTGAAGAGGCAGTTGCCGCCGATAATGCTGACGGAATAATCAACGCAGCTACAGAACTTGCACTGCAACTCCGCAGCCTGTTCCCGCGTGTTAAACACGCAGCCAAGAATGAAACAACAGGTGCTTTACGTCCGCTTCTTAGACACAGAGAAGTGTCTTTGCAGCGTCTAGGTGATATTGACGAAATACTTGCTGGCAAACCAATCGAGTTTGACGACAGCGGGCAGCCAGCCCGCCAGTTCTATGACGACAACTTGGATATTATTTCTGATCCACAAGCTGTCGCGGATACGCTCAAAGACGTCTACTACAATGGCCATGCCAACTGGCAGCCATCCAAAGGGACAGATCCGCGCGTCAAGAAGATCGAGAAGACTTCAATAAAAGCGCAAATCAACGTTCTGAAACGAGTTTTGGAAGACAGGATCATCAAAGTTACAGGAGGTATGCCAACTAACGCAACTCCAAATCTTGATCCAAACGCTACAAACTTTGGAAAGGTTAATGCTCCGCGTCGCAAGGCGACGAAGATGCGAAGACGTAGCGAAAGAGCTGTCGAAGCTGCTGCGATTGAAGAGACAACAAAGCCTAAAAACAGCCGTCCACGCAAAGATGCAGAGAGCCACGAAAATGTTGATCCAGCATTTGCGGAAGACCTTAAGTCAATGGACTATAAAGATCTCGGCAGACTGTATATTAAGCACCGTGGCACTGATCGAGGCGATCAGATTGCATTTGAGCTTCTGGCCAAGAACAGAGCGCGATCTCTTCCCGCAGAGAAAGTAAAAATATCAAAAGAAATAAAGTCTGCCAAAGGCGATGAGCTAGAAAGCATACTGTTAAACTCTTTAGGTAACGACAACGACACAGCCAAGATGGCCATCTACGAAATCCGTCGTCGTGAAACCAATAGGGCGCTCAAAAAGGAAGGGCTACCTCTTATTCGGCCAACCATGCTCAAGACAAAGATCGGTCAAGAGATGGCCGACAACACAGGCGTTGCACAATCAGACGGTATTCCACCCGCAGCCCGTGCAAATGTTCGAGAAATCTTGAGCTACATGACGCATAGAGATCCTCAGACACAACACGCTATGCGCACGATGACATATCGTATGATTAACCTGTTGGGCAAAACCCAGAGGGAGGCTCTCGAAGATACAAATGTTATGTCGCTTGACGATGTCGCAAAGATCGCTGGCGTCGATCCATCATCTGATGCAGCAAGTGGATTTGCAGACTTCAGAAGTCCTGAGTTTAAGAAGATGCGTACAGATCTGCGTCGTATGACTATTGGCCTCACAAAAGGTCAGTCATCACCGCTACAGGTCATGCACGAAATCGGTCATATGGTCGTAAGATCTGGTTCTCTCGAACTACAGGACATGGACGCGATCCGCGAAGCGTATCGCTTGTCCACCGACAACACTAAGAAGCGTATCCAAGCTGCCTATTCTGGTAAATATTCAGACACCATGTTGGAGCCACTTGAAGACAAGTTGGCTGAAGAATGGTTTGCCGAAAGCCTTGCAGAATATATGGCTGATCGGGTCACAAAAGGCGGTGTGCTTGAAGGCGCTCTCGAAAACAATCTCGGAAACCTACGACTAAAAGGTGCGTTCTCTCAGGCGCTGGATCGCGCACTCGAATATGTGGCGTATCTCATAAACGGACTGGTTGGCCGTAACGATGTTAAGCAGCAGTTCCGACGACTATTCTTATACGGCGATATGTTTGATAATCCAAACAAACGCCCGATGGAAAGTGTAGTTCGAAGACATCCTTCTCTACCAGCAGAACACGCACACGCTGCTGTCGCAGATCATATCGCTGCATCCCCAGCCGCTCGGTTGGCTAAGATCAGAAAGTTTGTTGCCAAAGGGTTGTCGTATGATGAAGAGAGCGACACATTCGTGGAGTTCTATCACGGGACACCAGTTGGCCATGTCTTTGATAAGGACACCAATCCTAACGTTGTCCTCGAACCAAGCCGTGACGGACAGGTTGGTCGTGGAGTTTACCTTACTAACAACAGTTATATGGCGAACGGTGTGTACGCACAGACACCAACCTATGCGGCCATGGAACGTCAAATTGACGAACTGGTAAACACTCAGGCTCTAAACGAAAGTGAGGGCAATCAGGCCGCGATGATGGCAGAGGATCTGTTCCACCTAAGAATGACACTCTCAAGAGCAAGAAAAGAAGCGTCTATTTCTGCGCAATATTCTCCTAACAACACAGTCTCAGCTAGGAAAAAAGAAGAGCTAGACGAAATGTTCGAAGAAGTTGTCGAGATGACCAATGCTCTGACTGAGATGGGCGTTCGTTTTGAAGCCGCAGTTATTCCAACATTTGTCAGAGTGCAGAACCCGATTGACTTTAGGAAAACAGCCACCTTTTCACCTGATGATAACGGCAATATGCCCGCAATTATCCGCGCAATACTTGAGCATCCATCAATGATTGAGAACGCTCGTGCAGACATGCTTGCAGGAGCGATGGAAGCCTTTGCTACAAGGCCATTCACTGGCGACGCTGCATACAAAAGATTGCTAAGATTGGTTCAAGAGGGAAATTTCTACGGCGATAGCCATCAGCGCCCTCAAAACACGTTAGTAGATATAATGGAAGATGTCGGTATCGACGGCATTCGATCTACTCATCAAAACACAGCACCAATTGAAGGTACAGAACTTAACCCATTTACAAACGAGACGTATGAAGCAAGCACAACGCAGTTTGATGCGCTGACCGTATTCAATCCTGCGAATGTAAAGCACGTTAATGCGGATGAGTTTGATCAGCACGACACGCGCCTGTTCTACTCTCTCGATACAGCAATGCCTCGTGGCATGACTGGCAGCCTCGTACAGAGTTTACAGGATACTAAGATCCCATCTGTTGCGGCGGTCAATGCTGGTGCAGTTGGAGAAGCAGCAGAACTACAGGGTGTAAATGCACCCACGACATCCGCAATTATGTCTATGCTGCGGGGCAGAAAACTTGATGCTAAAGAAGAACAGGCAGTCCGTAAGCTCTCAGCACCTACATGGCTCAAGCGCCAGTCCGAACGTATGGATGACATGGGTCTGACATGGCTGTCTGACTGGTACAAGAATGTTTTCCCAGATGTGCATCAGCGCTTTGCAAAGCAATACTTTCCAATTCACCACATGCTCCGCGCCTTACCTGATGCAGACGGTAAGGTACGCGCTTGGAGTAGACGCGCAACAGCAAATGCTTTTCAAGATCAGCCCGCAAGCTACAAGCGTATCGTAAAGGCTCTACGATACGGCGACACGTCTCGCCAATATGCAGCCTTAACAGACCAAGAGAAAGCTGTCTGGAATAAGATCAGATCTACTCTCGACAATGAGCGCCGATCAATGGTTCGCATGGGCTTGCGTATCGGTAATCGTCAAAACTATCTCCCTCAAGTTTGGGATGCAGAAAAGATGAGGAGAAACAAAGATGACTTTATCCAAAAAATGGCAAGGTATTTTGAATATGAAAGGGCTGATCGTGGTGAAGTTAATCCTGATGCAACAGACCCTATTCAGCTTGCCGAGAACATGTATCTCCGCCTTACAGAAGAAGGTGAAGGCGGTGCATTCATCCCTATGCACGGCGGTTCCCGCGAGCCTCAAATGGATGCTGCGCTGTCGCGGGTCATCGAACTAGAGAAATACCCTGCAATGATGCAAGAGCTAGAAGAGTACCTCGAAGGTGATCTTGAAGCTCTGTTAATCAAATACTTTGAAGGCTCATCTCGTAAGATGGCTCATGCCGATAAGCTGGGTGTACGCGATCATGCTTTCTACGACTACATGACAGCAGTCACTGGCGGAAAAGCTGGTATCGTAAAGCTCCTCACGACAAACAAAGAGTTTATGTTTGAGCGTAGAGCCTTGTCTGACAGTGGCTCGATGGAAAGTATTGCCCTTCGAGAGACGACACGTATGCCGTTCACTGGCCGCGAAGATCAGGCAAATGAGTTTGTAGATAAACTTATTGCAGAAATAAACGGACAGGGTGGCAAACCAGCCGTATTAAAAATGCTTGAAGATGTCGCGCCAAAAGACGCAACAGGCCGCATCCCAATGGCTTACAAAAAACGTGCTGACGCGATTGCTGGTGCGCTTGTAGATTACAGCGGAAACAAGCCAGCTATCACACCAAAGGATATAGACTTTCTTGAGAACGCAATGCGCGTTGCCCAGAAAAAACCAATGCACGGCAACCAGTCTGGCATGGGTTTCAGTAAGTTTATGAGATCATTCAACAACGTAACCCTGCTTGGCTTCACGACACTGACATCACTTGGTGACATTGCATTACCAATTATTCGATCTGGATCTTTCACTGACTGGAGTAAAGGCGTCGGAAACTGGGCGAAAGACAAACACTATAGGCAGTTCATACACGATACTGGCGTAGCAATGGAGAACATTGTCCACGAAAGAATGGTTCATATGTATGGGGCTGTTGATAATAAACTGTCCAACGCATTCTTCAACGTCACTATGCTGACACCATGGACGGATATGAACCGTCAGATTGCAGGAGCTACTGGCTTCGAAGCACTAAAAACAATGCAGCGCCGAGCTAGAGATTATTATAAAGAAGGCGCGGACATGTCAGGTCAGCCTGTGCAGTACAAAACTGCGGTGCGTTTCCTTAACAACTACGGTCTGGGCGACTTCGCATACCCACGAGGGGCGCACAAAGACGTAGATATTGGTGCAGCAATGGGTGGTGAACTTACAGACGAACAGGATCGTCTGGTTCGCATGGGTATTATCAAGTTTGCAGACGACGCAATCTTCCAGCCGAACCCCAACGACAACCCACTTTGGGCGCAGACGCCATGGGGATCTCTGATATTCCAGCTTAAATCGTTCCCGCTAATGATGACACGACTTACTGGCCATGTCTTCAAAGAGGCAGCGAAAGGGAACGTCAGACCGCTCGCATACTTTGCGACACTCGGCCCTGCATTCGGTATGGGCGCACTGGCCATCAAAGATGTTGTACAGGCTCGCGGCGGAGAAGATGAGCGCAGTATGGCAACACGCGACAGAAACATTCTCAAGACACTTGGCTACGACGACAAGATACATGGAGATGAGAATGACTTCTTGGGTTGGTATGCTGAAGGAATGATCGCCATGGGTGGCTTCGGCTTGATGCTCGATGTCATGCACAGTGCCGTAACTCAGGCAGACAACGGAGCATACGGACAAGTTCGCTTCGCAGAAACGTTACTCGGTCCATCATTCGGCGATGTGATGGGTGGGATGCAGATCGCAGGAGGCATCATGGATGGCTCTGAGAGTAACGCAAAAGAAAGAACAGCCATAAGAACCGCAGCAGGGCGTATCCCTATCGTGGGCGGCATAAGAGCGGCTCGTGAGGGGATTGTAGACAGCATAGCTGGCGAACCCAGAAGATCATCGGGCAGCGGCGGTAACTCATGGCAAGCTAGTTGGAAAGGAAACTGGAACTAATGGCCGTTGCAATGGAAAAAATATTAGCATGGAAAATACTGCCAAGGCTGATGATGGCAGTAATGACAGTAATGTACATTCGTGTGATTGAGTGGGGAATTTCACTCGAAGACATCTCAACTCAACAATCCGCAATGATCTCTGTCGTGAGCGGTGCCATGACTGGCGCGTTCGCCGTTTGGTTAGGGAGTGAGAAATGATTGGACAAATATTAGGACCAGTCACCTCTTTGGTTGGAACTTGGGTCAGCGGCAAGGTTGAACAGAAAGCCGCAGAAACAAGAGCGAAGGTAGCTCGTGCAGAGGCGGAAGCTCAGATCATGGTCAGTCGTGCGACAAGCGAAGCGGACTGGGAGAAGATCATGGCGCAAGGTTCGAACCATTCATGGAAAGACGAAATGTACGCCATAATTTTCGCGATCCCATTATGTCTCGCATTTGCGGGGGATTGGGGGAGGACTGTCGTGGAGAACGGATTTCAAGCCTTAGATGCCTGTCCTGACTGGTATAAAGCCGCCTTGGGAATAATAATTTCGGCCAGCTTTGCGTCACGACAAGCCGCGAAGTTCTTCAAGAAATAATGGAACCTTGGCAAATAGTCCTGCTGACGATGGTCAGCATTAACACACTCGTCAACTGTTGGCGACTTTACATTGAAATGAGGAAACTAAAATGAGTTGGAAATTTGGTAGCAGAAGTATCGACAGACTAAACGGAGTTCATCCAATACTGGTTGATGTCGCGCACCGAGCTTTAGAAAAAAGCCCTGTCGATTTCGGGATTACTTGCGGAACCAGAACTCTAGCAGAGCAGATGGAAAATATAAGGAACGGCAGATCCAAAACCAAAAAGTCTTACCACCTGATTGACTGGGACTTCGAATGGGATCGCCTCAAAGACGGCTATTCACACGCTATAGATTGTGTGGCTTATCAGGGGTCAGACGTCGTCTGGGAGATGCCGTACTATTTTAAAATAGTAGATGCCATGAAAGAGGCCATGCAAGAAATCGGTGGCGACCGACCAAAGCTACAATGGGGTAGCGCTTGGCATATCAAAGACTTGTGTGAGTATAGTGGCGACACAAAGAAAGCGTACAACGAATACGTTGACCTTAGAAGATCGCAAGGACGTACTCCTTTTACAGATGGACCCCATCTCCAAATCTTGTTTTGAAAGTAGGTGAGTAAGCTGTATGTAGCACTTCTTTTAATATGCAATCTCTCAAACCCAACCATTGGCTGCACAACTGTAGCTTCCAATGCTTTGTATAATACTGACCAGTGTGAGTACCTAAAAAGAGATGCAGAAAGAATGGCTGAAGAAGCACCCCACCTACACTTTCAATTTAGATGTGTATCATTTGGTATCGGATCTTAATATTTTCGACAGTGTTCGTTCGCCTTCTCTGTCTACGCATTCCGCAGAGAGGGCGGCATAACCAGCTATATCTAAAAATCCATCATCGGTTGGCTTGTGCATTAGCCTTGCCATCTTCATCCACATCATCATCAGCCCGACATCTTTCGCATCGAAATAACCCTTGTCGTGAAGCACCTGTCGTAAAATAATGTTCCAACCTTCTGCAATTCTCTCGAAGTTTTCGTAGGCATCGCCATAATCATCAGCCCTTTCGCCGTTGATTTTTTCTTTCGCGACATCAAGAATGTTGTTTCTTTTATTTGCCATTTGCTTCTACCCTTATCTGCATTTTTATTTTTGCTATTTGTGCGTCGTACATACGAGCCTCATGTTCCATTTCAGCAATCTCAGTTCGAACACGCTTGCGCTTATCCCTTGCTTTACTGTGAGCATCAATCCGTTCTGTTGGCTGCATCTCTTGATCGTATTTAATCTCTTCAATACGTTCAGTAATACTTAGAATGTCATTCTCTAAGTCCTTGATTTTCTTTAATATGTCAGACCTTTTTTCTGAAACATCAATAAATTTTTTCATTAGACTGTCTATCATTGGACTATTCCTTGGGCTTGGGTTTGTATTCCTGATATTGGTCGCAAACTTCTCGCCCTTCTGTGTCGTGGATCTTGCAGTGCCAGTATCCATCAGGGTGTGCCACGCTATTTTTGCATCGCGCACACTTAGCTTCGACCTCGATTTCCCCCCAACAAACTGCTCTTTTGAAACATCCGCGACATCTCCAGTCCGATTTGTCGTCGGCAATACGGGACACCTCTCCGAGGATAACCCTTTCGATGCGCTCTTTGATGTGCGCAAATTCAAACTCGTCATATTTTACAATCTCCGCGTGGTAAGTTGAATTGTTTTTGTTCATGGCTATGAACAAACTTTCTGTCATTTCGCTCATGCCCATCATCATTTGAACCTGTGCAAAATATTGTGGGTGGGATCTCTTCACTCCCACCTTTTTAAATTTATTGAAGGACGCATCATTCATGGACTTGATTTCAAGTACACGCACGACACCGTCATCTAATTCTATATGACCATCCATGTGGCAAACAATGTGACCGCCCCACGCTTGGTGTGAGAACTGCTTTTGTGTCAGCCCATCAACTTCCCAAACGCGGACGTCTGCTCGTTTCTTTAAATCGTCTACAACTAATTCTTCGATGATGTGGCCCAAGCTGAATATACGCTTGAGGCGAGGATCTGGCTCAACGTTTGGAAATCCACGGAGGTTGAAAGCGATTGCGGCATCACAGGAGTTTCCGATAATTGACGCACCAATGTATTCTCTGGCCTTCTCTCGTTTGTCATTGTCGTAGCCTTCGTCAATCGCAAGCACAACATCATCTGCTGTTTTTATTTTCATTTGCTGCCTCAAAAAAGAGGGGCGCGAACGCCCCTCAGTTACCTTGGGAGGTTAAAATGGTATTTCGTCACCACCATTATCTGTTGGGTCGGACGTGTCGCTGCCAGTGTCGGCTCCATTTTCCAGCGGCATATAGCGTTTCACTTCAGTTAATTGTTTTTGCATTCCATCATTGCCTGTGAATGGCTTTCCCAGTCCCACACCAACCATTAACTCAAGACCGATCATTGTGCTGACGTCTTTGGGCATGTCTGGTGATGGATGTTTTGCTGCAAGCAACAAACTCTTTAATTGAGATCGACCTATCTCAGTTGCTTTTTCACTTGGATTAAAAACATTGTAACGCTCACTTATAATACCTCGCTCGTCAGGTGTCTGAAACGTAACGTTTACACGAGCAGCATTCCCGCCCGATTTAGACTTGTAATTTTCAAGCGCTGCTTCCGTTATTTTTACATGATGATCGCCGCTATTTAGTCTTGATGGGCGAATATCTTCCTGTACATTAGACAGGTCTAAGTTTTCAAATGTAAAGCCACTCATGCTGCTTTTCCTTTTCCTTCAAATTTTTGTTTAGTGTCGTCGGCGGCCATACGTGCCAACAGTTCGGTGATGTCGTTGCACTTTTCATAAGGCTTCAACACATTACGAGGATCTCTAACCTTTCCGTGCCAACCACTAACTTCATCAGTAGCCACATATCTTGTAACGCGAGGCATTCCTGTGTCGTCCTTTTCGGTAACACGAACGCCCGCAAGCACATGATCAAAGAGTGCAGGGATCTGCTTGGATACTTTCTGCCCTTTTACATGTGGCCAGTATTGAGTAACCCCATTGGCATCTTGTTCTTCGGCAGCAAGACACGTCACGTAGACGTGCATGTCCAAGTCACGTATCCACTTCAACGTTCCAATCAACAGGCGTGAGTAGTCACCCCATTTCTCGAAGCCGTTGTTGTTGTGCTTATGCTCTTCTTCAAGATGCTCAAGCAACCTCTCCGACAACTCAGTCAAGCTGTCTAAGGCAATCCACTTATAACCCGCAGACCTAAACTCCTTGCTGTTAATCATTGAGCAAATCCCACGGAAACTAAACTTTCCATTGCTAGGATCGTGTTCACCGTCCCACGTATGAAATGGAGCGTAGTCGATTGAGACATCTTCGATAGATTTAAGTCCGCTTTCACCAGAAATAATCAGACCCTTGCCATATCGCTTCTCATAATGACGACACTGGTATGTCTTTCCGTATCCATGGTGTGAATACAGAAGAACTTTCGTCGGTCCATCAGCCATTAGCGTACTCGTATTTTGAAAATTAAACATTATTAGTCACCTTTACCTTGGCTTTATCCAACTTCTTTGTAAGGGCTGGAATTAGCTCGTCCTGCTCAGACTTAGTGAGTTTTTGAAACTTCCGTTTATCTACAGAAAGTCTTCGCGTTATATGTGTTGGCAATGGTTTGTTATCGAACAAATCAGACAATACATCTTTGTCCCAAAGCCAACGTGATGTACGAGAAACTTCTATGGTAAAACCATCAAAATGTTTTTCGTGTTTTCCCTCTGTTTCTGGAAACCATCTTGCAATCTCGTCTTCAATTTGTTCTTTACGAGCGGCTAAAATTTCCAGTTGCTGGGTGACTTCTTGTAGTTCTTTCACAAGTTCGTTTGCGTCTGAACCAACATCTTTGGTACTGGGCGTAGCTTTACCGAAGTCAACGTTAAAGCCAGACCATTCGCTGCTTTCAATCATATTTTTCCTTTCTACCCCTGCGCATTGTCCGATAGGGGTCTTGCGGCAACTTAAGTTGTATAGTATATTATAATCGTTCGCAAGTAAAAAGGAGAAAATATTGACTAAGCTCAACGTACAAGCCCTAATTTCTGATTGTGGGGGGGCGTCTGAAGTTGCCATGCAGACAGATGTGGCTAGGACTGCACCATATGGATGGATTAGGCGTAACTATGTATCGAGCAAAGTCTTGGAAAAACTAAAAGCTGCCAACCCTAAACTTAAAATTGACGATTACTTTACACTGGAGTGAGAATGGAAAAGACTAATCTCGACTATGCACTTGAGTACCTCGAACGAGGATGGTGCATTATACCAATTCGGCAGGACACTAAACGTCCTGCCGTTTTATGGAAAGAATATCAGAAACGATTACCCACCGAAGACGAGATCACGAAGTGGTGGACAGACAATCCAGATTACGCACTTGCTATAGTGACTGGCGAAATTAGTGGGCTTGTTGTCGTAGACTGCGACAACCCAGAAGCATTGGAGGCTGCTCTCGACAGCGGAATGAGTAGCCCGATCCGTGCGAAAACAAAGAAAGGGCACCACCTTTACTTTGAATGTCCGATGGACGGCGTAAGGCGTGGCCCAAAAGTGGGCGGCGTAGGTCACGACTGGCCGAAAATAAAAGGCTTGGATTTTAGAGGCGATGGTAGTTACGCATTACTACCGCCGTCGAAAAATTATTCGTGGGAGATACCGTCCTATCTGGACTGGGATGACGTTCCAGTTTGGAAAGACTGGAAACCGAGCCTCAAGTCTGAACCAGATAGTTTTGTTTTCAGCAAGCTGGATCTTACAAATGTCACCCCGCTGAACCCCGAAGACACGATTTCAGAATGGGACAAGACTGCAAAATATGTCTTGGAACATTTCCCTACGACAAAAAAAATTCCATCGGGTATGGGCAATGCACGTAACGAACGTGTTATGAGATATATAAGTGAGTGTATTCTCGATGGTTTATTTGGTGCGGAGTTGCGAGTTCGTGGTCACGCATTTATGAATGAGTTCTTTGATGAATGCTTACCAGACCCAGAGTTTGAGGCGACGTGTGCAAGCATCGAACAGGCTGAACGACGTAACCACCCCGAACGTTTTAACGACAAGGGTGAGTACATTCGCAAGCCACGAGATGAAGAAAAGCCACGCAAAAACAAATTGATCCAGATGCGTGATGCAGATCAGTTGATTGAACAGGCTGCTGCAAAAGAATATCTGATTGAACCTTGGTTGCCTCGCAATACGATTGTTCAAGTCCATGGCTACTCTGGTCACGGCAAGTCCTTATTTATACAGAACGCGATGGCTGCCCTTACAGCAGGGCGCAGATATTTCGGTCCATTTGAAATCGGAACCCCTGCCCGTGTCTTGTACCTAGACTTCGAAAACGGAATGGCCACGATTGCACGACGTTTGCAAGAGTTGCGACAGATGCACGGCGATGCACAGGATCGGCTAAACATTTGGACGCCCTTCGTAGACAAGGACATGAACCTAAAAGCGGCGGAAGGATTGATGGAACTACAGGGCTGGATCAAACATTCAGCACCTGATGTTGTCGTGATCGACACTATCAGATCTGCGTACAGTGGGTTGCAAGAAAACTCAGCAGATGAATGGGGTCAGATAAACAAACTGGCCATGACGTTGCGTAACTCAGGTATCGCTGTCATCATGGTTCACCATTCCAATAAACCTAGTGGCGAAGGGTTTGGTCGTGAAGCGGGATCAACAAACCAGTTGACTGTCTTGGAGACACAGATCCGAATTGTCCAAGTCTTTCGTGACGAAGAACAGGCTAATCAAAACGCGGGTATTTTTGACGGGAACTACGAACATCCGAAGTGGCCACTTCTGGAAGGCAAGTTACCCCCCAACCACCGCCTCTATATGGTGATGGAAGTGAGGTATGGCAAGGTCCGAGAATGGACGGATTTACATGACCCAGTACAGTGGATTGGATTTGCGCAGCACAATGAGACTGAGGAGAAGATTGTCGTGTCCTCCTATTCGACGAAACAAAAGGCAAAGGACATGGCTTTGTCATCTATGACGCCTTCTGAGATTGCGGAGATACTTCAACGACCAACACGTCTTGTTCGCGAGTGGCTCGGTCTTGAAGAAGTTTTACCTTCCTCAAACGTTGTTCCTCTGTCATCGGCGTAAATTTTGTTACGATTGCTTTAGGAAAATATTTCCTTACTTCATCGACTGCTTGAGCAACTTCTGGATAGCGCTGCCGATTTCGGTGGCGCTCTCTTTCTTCCAAGAACTGGTTATATTGGTTATATTTTTTCTTTTTGCTCAAAAGTAAAATCGTCGCCTAACTGTCTTAACTCTAACTGCCAGTCTTCGTTACGAACCACCAACGGTGGTGTCGTAACTCCTTCTGTCAGGTCGTCCGACAGCGACGATTTTATCCTGTTTGTTGGGAAAGTCAATACTAAAGTTACTTGAAGTTACTTAAAGTTATTGTTTATAATACACCAAGCATAACGAACAGGAGTGTAAATGCCAAAACAGATTAGCATCTCAGATGCTGACCTGATCTGGCTCAGAAATGAACATCAAAATCACACTTACTCGCACATGGCCAAAAGAGTTGGTTGTTGTGTAGACACTTTGAAGCGCATCCTAGTGAGGGAAGGACTTCAAGACTTCGACGGAGCCAAGTATCAAGTTCGCGTAAAGGAAGAATATTGGTCACGGCCTTGCGTAAATTGTGGCTCAAAACAAAAACGTCCGAAGTTACATTATTTCTGTAAGCCCTGCCGAAGAAAAATGGGATACATAGATTGACGACAAGTAGCCAACGAAAAGGAAGCGGGTACGAAAGAGAACTTGCAGCTTACATCAACTCAGCCACTGGTCTGAGTAGTTTCCGAGCGCCGTTATCTGGTGGGGGGAACGTTAAGATGACAGGAGGTTCTGATGTATTGGGTACGCCAGAACTATTTATTGAAGCCAAGCGTGTGGAAAGACTAAACTTCCACGACGCTATGCGCCAAGCAGAACGAAACATTAAAACATCTAACTCACCCGATGTTCCCATCGTGGTAAACCGAAAGAACCGAATGACGACAGGCGACAGCCTATGCCTCATAAGGCTCGACGACTTTCTTAAGTTTTACTTGGCCTTCCTAAAACAGGAAGGACATGTTGGGGACAACGAAGAAATGCAACAAATGTAAAAGAACTCTTAGCCACGACAGATTTTACATTCGAAGGGGTGCCGATGCCCGCAAGAAAAATCGTGAGGGTGAACCTTTCGGTCATTGTAAAGATTGTCGTCGTGTCAACAGAAACAATAATCCGCATACATACTTCATTCAAATGCTGGCTCATGTTCGTCGTCGTGTGCGAGAAAAGAAACTCGACTACGATTTGAATGTAGATTTTCTGAAAAGACTTTACTCAAAGCAAGGAGGCGGCTGCCCAATTAGCGGCCAACCGCTTACGCTATTGGCCGATGGTAAAGGTCACAAGCTAACCAACGCTTCGCTCGACAGAATAAATAATGATCGAGGATACACAAAAGACAATGTCCGTATGGTTTGTTGGATCGTGAACATCATGCGTCACAACCAACGGGACGATCAACTGCTGTCGTGGTGCTATAAAATCATAGAGCATCAGGAGAATTTAAATGGCGGCAAAGAAAAAGAAACGCTGTAATGTTTCCCTCTCAGTCAAAAAAGGGGAAAAGAAACCAGCCAGCCAAGGCGCTGGGCTGACAGCAAAAGGTAGAGCCAAGTACAACAAAGCATGTGGCTCTAAACTAAAAGCGCCTCAACCTTCTGGCGGTAAACGCCGAACATCATACTGCAAAAGATCCGCAGGACAGATGAAGATGCATAACATCAACTGCTCGAAGACGCCGAAGAAACGTATTTGCGCAGCAAGAAGAAGGTGGAAGTGCTAATGGCCGAACTCCCCAAAGTAAGTATAGCAGTCATTGGTGTCGTCGTCGCTCAGATCGGCGGCTTCATATGGTGGACAGCACAACAAGCAAGCACCATCGCAAGTCTGGAAGAAACTGTCTCTGAGTTATCTGCTCAATCCGAAGTCCAAGACAAAGTGAATATGCAGCGGGACATCTTAGCAAACAAAAACGAGATAGATAATTTTATGAAGGAAGTAGACGAGATTTGGGACGATATAGAAATGGTCTGGGAAGACTTAGATGGCATGACAGCGCACATGATGGAGATACTTAGGTTGCAATCTCGCATATCTATTCTGGAAAACACAGTCGATCTGATGGGTCGGGTCCGCAAGGATGCTATGTAATGAACAGAGAAAAGAAGTTCGAACTGATTGCAAATGAGATCCGTCTTTGGTCGTCAGAGATTTTAGAGGTGTCATCCCCCGCCTTTGGCGGGATGCCACCCTGCCCTTATGCACAAAAGACTTGGCAGAACAATCAATTCGCCATTCATTTCTGCGACAACCTTGATGTTATTGTGGAACTAAAAGCAATCCTTAATCCACAAGACTTGGTCACACACATATGCGTCTGGCTTAACCCAGAAGAAACGAGTGTCGTGCAGTTTGATAGATGGATAGAAGGTCAAAACAAAAACCACTTCGGCATTTGGATGATGGGCTTTCATCCTGATGCTGACGACAACGAAATGACAGATGAATTTGAAGGGCTGGTTGAGGACGACTACGGCCTCATACTTGTGCAATCATTAGATCATCTAGTCACCGCGTCCAATATTCTTGGGCGTACCAAGTATTATAAACAGTTCCCGCCCGACTATTTGTTGGACATTCAAAAGCGTAAGGAGGCTCACGATGCGTGGAAAAGCAAAACCTATGGTCAAATCCAAAGCGAAGAAACGCTCTTCACGGATGATGAAGAAGAAATAAGGCTTCAGTAACATGAGACGTAAAACCAGACAGGATCGTGGGATCGCGTTCAGTACGGCATCTACACGACAACAGCCACAAGTAATGCGTGGCAATGCAGTAGCACAGGCAGAAATGTCTGCGCAATTTGGCTCATCTCTTGGGCGCAGCAAAAGACTGAAGCGAAGATGAAGTCTCCTGCTGTCAACAAGTTGGCTCACAAGACAAGGTCAGGGAATATGCAACATGCTCCCTGCCCTTGCGCTATGAACGAAAGGAAGAAAGCAAAATGATGGGACGTAAGAAACCGATGATGCGAAAACCGATGATGCGTCGTGGTCGTAGCGCTATGGACCCACGTACACTTCAAATGCTTATGGCTATGGCGGCTCAACGCAGGAGAAGATAATGGCTGCCAAGAAAAAGAAATCTTCTGGCAAGAAAGACGCTTGTTACCACAAGGTGAAGGCGCGTTACACACGTAACGGTGGGACGTGGCCTAGCGCTTACGCAAGCGGTGCCTTGGTAAAGTGTAGGAAAGTTGGCGCTAAGAATTGGGGCAATAAGAGCAAGAAGAAATGAGTAGGATCTAATTATGCCAAGAAAATTAACCAAGAAGCAGCAGAAAATAGCAAGGGTCGCTGCCCCTAGAAATAAAATAACTGGTGCGGACTTTAAAAAACTAAGGGGCCGTAAGAAAAAATGAGTACCCTGCGCACATGGTTCAATCAGAACGACGGCAAGGGATGGATCGACTGCAAGACAGGCAAGCCATGTGGTCGATCCTCGCGAACTGACGGCAAGCGTCCCTACCCTGCTTGTCGTCCGAAGAAGTCTATGTGTAAGGCAAGCGTTGCCAAAAAGAAAACCAGTAAGAAACCTGTCAAATGGAAGACATAATTCCACGACAAACTATGACACCAAACCTGACCTAAATTAAAATCACGAAAACTACGGATCAATAATGAGTATGGATGATAAGGCAATAAAGGCATGGTCGAACCGATTAGTACAATCGCAGCGGTTGGTGCAGTCTACTCTGGTCTGAAATCCGCACTGGCGGTTGGGAAAGAAATATCATCATTAGGTAAACAGATCGGCACCGTCTTCGATGCAATCGAAGGCGCACAAAACGCGCACCGACAAAAGGCTGCACGAAAAGGTACGCTATCTGCGAACCAAGAGGCACTGGACACCTTCCTCGAAAAGCAACGCGCTGACGATATGGAAAAAGAATTACGTGAAATGATCATAGCAACTCGTGGATATTCTGCTTGGAGTGAGCTAGTTAAAATTCGTGCTGACGTTCGACGACAAAGAAAAGAAGAAGAGAGGGCTGCAAAGAAAGCAAGAGCAGAAAAGATTGAAGCTATCTTAATTTATGGGGCTGTCGCTTTCTTTGTTATTTCCATACTGACCGTAGCCATTATGCTGATGGCGAAGTTCTCGCCTAAGTTTTAACACCCCAGTAATTCAAATACTTTTCGGCATTCTCTCCGATAACCATGCCGTGTGTCGTGCCACACGTTTTGCATCTGTTTCTTTCAAGCACACCGATACGCAAAAGAAGGTCTGTGTATCTCGCGACATCAGACTTTGATCTTTCCATCATAGGGGCAAGTTCCCGCAGTGTCATGGGTTCACCATGATCCCTTAACACCGCGAGAATTTGTATTGCTTTATTGATTTGATTGTTAGTCAAACGAAACATCTTTGCTCTCTTTTAAGTGTTTCTCATATTGAATTTTAACCAGAGCAATGTCGTCCACAATTTCATCTAACTCGTCATCAACCTGTGTTTTGTTAGGGGACTTAAGTCCCTCAATGAAGTTTATGATCTTGTCGTAATGATCAATTAATAGTCTTAAATCTTTCGCCATTTTGGCGTTCCTATATATAAGAAGTTTCATTTTGAACCTTTATTATAAGCAACCTAAGTTTCTTCTGGCAAGGCAGAATTTCTGTGCAAGAATTGTGCAAGCACACAACTTAAGAATTTGGTTGACGTTATTAGTTGGTAAACCCTTGATATGAAACGTTGTCTTGGGTTGCCAAACTGCTCGATTTTTTGTGCAAGAAAGTCCTTGGTAAGGGAGAGGTCGGCAGTTCAATCCTGCCCAGCAGCACCATAAAATAAGGACTTTCTCACACAGTCCGCGCCCTTCCGCAAATGTGTGTGCGAATTTTGTGCAAGACACACCCATCTAAAGGAGATCCATAGTTGTCGTGAGATGTGTCGGCGCAAGGTGCGCATAACGCATCACCATGTTCAAGGACGAGTGACCGAGGAGGTCTGCCACTGCTCTCAAACTTGCACCTTTCTGCACAAGGTGGGACGCAAACGTATGACGACAATCATGTGGGGTGAAGTCGTCGATCCTCGCTTCGTCGCAAGCAGGATTAAAGTAATCATAGAAATTACTTCTGTCCCACTGCGATCCAGACGAATTCGGAAACACAAGCCCTTTGCCCCTGCTTCCAATCGCTTTAAGAGCCTTATCATGTAACGGAACGCTCCGTCGTCGAGACTTCCCACTGGCTCCCTTTCGTGTAACGAAGGTCGCCTTACCGTCTACGACATCATGCCAGTCTAAGCTAAATGCTTCGCTTATCCTTGCTCCTGTGTAGAAAAGAAAGGTAGTGATGCCTCTAATATTTTCTGGGCATGTATCAATTAACCTATCTCTCTCTTCTTCTGTGAGCCACCTACACCGTTCATCATCCACCTTTGGCTTCTTAATTTCGATCATAGGTATCTCTAGCCCCATGGCTCTGCCGTGTGACAGCATTGCCAAGATGCAATTCAATTCGCGCTTCACTGTGGATGCCTTGTTGCCACGAGCCTGTGTCCAGAGATGTATATCAGCCGCATGGACTGACCCAAGTCTGACGTGACCAAAAGACTTTCCGAAACGCTTCAAGATCAGGCGATCTGTCTTGCCCAACCCCTCTGGCCTACCCTCGTACAGATCAATAGCTGTCTGAATGTAAGCCTTGTTTGTTGCCTTGGCGGTTCCAAAGTTCCCCGCCAAAACATCTCGCTGTATCTCTAGCATCCTGTCGTATGCTAGATTTTTGTAAGTCTTGGAGTAACCAGTTGACTGTCGGATCTGTACTCGACTGCCGTGTTGCAGCACAGACCCGACGACATACCATTTGTCACCCCTCAACCTTAGTTCCAAGTTCATCTAACCTTCTTTTCCATCCATAAAGTTTGAAGAAGGGATCTGGATCGACATAATTTTCGTGCCAATCCTTCGGCAATCCGTTCGACATACGGATGTAATCTTCTTCACTTACTGCCTCGAACTCTTTTTCGAGGGTCAAAAGAATTTGCATCCGCGTCTTCACCCCACAATGATTGGCAATGCTTTTCACATTTCCTTTCACTGTATTGGCTGATACCTTCATCCTTTCTCCTATTTCTGCGTTGCTCCACCCTGCCATAAGCATCTGAAGGGTGGCGTGTTGTTTAGTTGTAAGTTTTGACAGCACCAAATGTTGGGGGGCTGAAGATTGCACTGGCGAAATGGCTACCTCGCCAGAAGCCACCTTCGCACCCATTAAGTGCGCTAATATCTGATCGAGTTTCCACTCGATGCGATCTAATTGGTCCATTGTGTATCCTATGTAGTAATTGTTTCTCTCCATCTTCCGTACAATAACTACATGGTGGACCAGTAAACCAAGGGTTCGGCACTCCTTGATCTCTATCTCTAACATTCCGCGTTTCACTTAATTTTTTGGCTAGGAGTGATGTCTTTTTGCGGTAAATACCGACAGCACTAGAAACCCTCGCTATAAAATTAAACATGTATATAGATGATTTCTTTCTTTTCATACGCTTCCTAAAGTAAGTCAATCTAGTACACTCAACGGATTGCCGTCCGCATATGCTTTCTACTAACTCATGGCTCACATTTATATCCCCTTGGTAATCCATTACGGTTCTCCATTTCTCTCTGTGTATAACATACTATACACCCTGATCTAAAACTTCAAGGGGGAAAAGTTATGTCTAGTCTAAAAGGTTCCCCCTTGCGCGTGTAAAAAGAGACTTGTTAGAAGGCTAAATAGTCTTCTAAAATATCGACAGCCTCCGCCCATTTCTTGAGAGGCTCTATCTGTTCGGCAAGACCATCGAATGTAAAGTCGCCATCGTATGTTTCAAATGTGTGGCTGTAACTCTTAACGCCCTTACAAATGTGATAGTTTGTCGTACCATCCTCAAGCCGTGCCGTGACCAGATAGATTGCGTTCTCCTCAATCTTATCCTTGTCAATGTTCACCCACTGGCCGTCAACCTGTTGGATCTTTGGCTTCGATTTGTCCACACCAGTCACTAGCCTGACGCTGAACGGTTTCTTCTTACCGCCTCTTCCCCTGCTCCTCGGTGCTGTCGTAGTCTTCGCCTTCTCAAAGAACGGCTTAAACTCTGGCTGATCCTTGATGAAATCAAAGAACTGTTGCGAGAAATCCATCCGCTCGGTTACATTCATGGCCTTAACCATATTCATTACTGTTGTCGTGACGCCCATTATTCAACCTCCTTTACGTCTACAGTTTCTTCTGTGTATTGCTCTTCTCTGTCGTCTTCTATCGCTCCGTTGAAGAGTTCGTGAGCCACCTCTATGGCTTGGCTCCGTGTCGGCGATTGGATACGCAGTGTCTTG